ATTTATAGAGTTCATCTGCTTCTTTCTGAGTGGTTTCTTCTCGGCCGCGAAGTCGAGACAGTATTCGGCCCGATGCGAACCCTTCGTCAGAATCTCTCTTTCCAGAAGACAGACGACCATCATCATCGGCATCTCCCCCCCTTGAAAATTTTCTAGCTGCCTTTAATCTTTTATCGGCATTCTTGCGACCTGAGCTAAATCTTTCAGATATTCCAGAACCGGAGTTTCCGATTTTTGCCACCGAGAAGGACTCACTCCCCTTTGAGCGGCGACTTCCATCCATCTGGTCAAGCGTTATGTCGTTGTCTTTTACATAATTGAGAACATGCTCGTATGCGTCTGCGAGTGAACTGAACTCAGACTCGTCCGTTGGTGGACCATAGCTGAAGTTGTAAGAAGGCCCATCTTCGCCGCCCATAAAGTCTGCCCTGTAAACAGCCCACGAATCCCTGCCTGCCGGCTGGATTACCATCTTCCCGCCATTAAAGTCGGCAACGTACGTGCCCCTAAACATGTTGTCTTCGTATGTGCCGCCGTCTTCTAGAACCATGTCCTTACCAATGGCGCTCGGCATTGGGTTACCTTTTGCGCCAGACGAGAAACCACTAGGTACGCCTGGGCTTTCGTCATCTTCAGATGTTTCGTTATATATCCATGAAGTTGGGCCTGGGTCTAGTTCGCGTATGGCCCTAGTTGATGCAACGTACTGAAGTCTTTGCTCTTCCGGAGCTGGGTACTCCATCTCACCGGTATTCTTGTTCTTTCTTGGTCTTGGGAAGTCTCCGTAAAGCTGAACTTTTCCGAACTCAAGACCCTTTGACCTGTGTGCCGTCATTACCATGACGTCTACTTCCTGAGCATCACCCGATGTTATTCCGGAGAGAAGTTTTGCAGCCTGTTCTGGTGTTGCGTCTACGAATACTGCAAACTTGCCGCCAGTCTCTTCTGGCTTGCCATACTCAAAGCGATTGATTTTTCCTAAGTTTTCTTTAATCCAGCTCTTTTTGCTGTCATCACCAGATGAGCCTTTTGCTGTGTATGGCAACTGAAAGAACAGTTTTCCATTTTTGTACAAAACGGATGTCTTTTTGTCTCCTGCCCATTTACCCAGACTGCTTGGGTCTATGGACATCTCAAAGCCATCTGTTACTTCGCTAGGAAGAATCCTCTTGCCGGAGCCTCCACCAGATTCCCCCCTGAGCTTGCCACCGACAACGACTTGGTCCAGTATCTCGATAATGTTTGGTGTGTCATTGAATAGCTGTACAAGCATTCTTAGTCGAGGGCTTGCATCCTCGGCGTTGGCTGCATCTGTAACCTCCTGCCATGAAGAGAATTCCTCTAGTTCTGGATGTGGATTTTTTACTGGCTTATCGGCCTTGAGACTTATTGCGTGCCATGCGAATTTCGTTAGGTCTTTCTTGAAGTTTTCCGAAGTCCCTACGATTCTTCCGTTTTTTATTTGCTCAACAACTGCACGTAGCGCCCCACCGTTACTTCTTGTCAGAATTGCATCTGGGTCAACCATCGACTCTGGTTCAACAACACCATCACCCGGCTTTCCTACGCCACGAATTCTATCTTTTGAACCCATGTACGCTAGGAATCTGTTTGCGTATCCAGCTATCTTGCTGTCGAATCTCCATGACCCAGTGAGAGGCAAGTCATATGTGGCTTCCGCTTTCTCGAGACTGTCCGATGCTCCACGGAATCCGTAAATAGCCTGGTAACTATCTCCAACAAATATAACTTGGATGTTCTGTTCCCGCATGACTTTTGCCATTACTGGGTTTATGTCCTGAGCTTCGTCAAAGAATATTACTGATGGCTTTCCTTTGAATAGACCGACACCGTCACTGAGCTGAGGCCTAGATAGTGCCCACATCTTGGTGAATACGGAGTTATCCAATTTCATCACGCCATCAGGGTCGTTCATGTCATCCCATATAGCTTTGGCATGTCCCAAAAGAGCTGGTGGAACATTCTGTATTTTCTTAAAGTGCTGTGTGCCTATCTCATCGTCTTCCGAAATAAGGAATTCTTTAACCGCTTCTCTTACAAGCTTTGTAACATCAACAGCATCAAGGACTATGGGGTTTCCGGTTTTCTCATCTTTTAGCCCGTCCGGATGCTCCATTTGTTTAATCTTGAAATGAATAGATATATCCTTGTTTCTTGTTCCCTTTGACTTCACTCTTTCTGGTGGGTTGCCCTTCATTCTGTCCGTGAAGGCTTCGCCCATTGTCTGCTTGACCCAGTTCCACGATATGGAGTCGCCTGTTCGTGACTCTGTATTACCAGGGAACTTTCCCTCAGCCTCAAGCTGGATGTCCTTGTTGAACGCCATGTAGACGATTTTCTTCTTTGGGTCCTGACGCTTCAGTCTCTCAGCAATCATTACAAGAGTAGAAGTTTTGCCAGTGCCGGCGAATGCTCTTACAATTACGTTCTCGCCAGTCGCCACCGCATCCGCAATGACTGCCTGCTCTTCTGTCGGTGGGAACTTCTGATAGGAGTAATCAAAGTCAGTGCGAGGCACCGAGCTTGCACCGGAACTAAATCTTCCGCCCTCCTTGCCCACTTTCCCGCGCTCTAGGTCATCAATGAAGTTGTCTATATCTTTTGATGGATTGCCTGCCGCCCTAGCAACCTCGTAAGGCACCTCGGAGAAGAATCTCTGCTTTCCATCGTTATAAGTTATTCCAACACGACCGTCTTGCGGGTCGTATGTCATTTCTGTCGCTTTTCTACTTCTACGAGTATCAAATTGCATCTGGGCTGCGGCGCGAGCTGGCCCACCAGATGAAAGCCTGTCTACATCGTAGTCATCTTCGTCCCACGGTTCTGGAGTTATTGATGGCAGGAAGTCCTGCTCGACCCACTTCATCGCGGAGTCCATATTCTTAAACGACTCTGGATGGTAGTACTCATCTCCAGACTGGCCGCCATCGCGTGCGTAGCTTCCAGAAGTTCTCAGAACAAAGAACTCTCCACCGTCTTCGGATATTGAGTAAGTCGTTTCGTTATCTGGATTTACAACCCATTCGTCACCCTGTTTGGTGGCCTTAAAGCTGTCGTCCGCTTCTGAAAGTCTTACGCCTTTGTACTTCTTCTTGATAGAAGCCATAGCTGCACCTTTGCTTTCGGCATTGTGCATCTCTTCTATGTCTTCTGGGGTTACGCCGTCATAGGCATATACCCCACCCTTGTTGAATCCGACAACAAGCCTTTTGTTGTCGGCATCGTAGAATGCTCCAGTCAGCGCTGAACTACCGGCCGTATCTATTCTCTTGCGTCCAGAAGAGAATTCTTCCGCTGATGGGCCATCCTTGCGCTTTCCGGGACGAGTTTTGGCGCGTAGAACATTTCTATCGCGGAATCTCTGAAGGTCCTCTTCTGACCATGCTCCCTGATTTGATTTGCCCTGTCGCCGATTCTTCCGACCTCTACCGGTTCTGCCAGAGGAGAGTCTTTCTCTTCTCCAGAGTCTGCGCTTCCTGCTTTCTCTAGCACCCTCTGGGAAAAGAAGGGAATTAATGTGAGAATACATCTCTGCTACATCGAAATCTTTTCTACGATTCGTTGAATCCATGCGCTTATCAAAGACGAGCGAATCCAGGGTGTCGAAAATGTCCCTATTGTCTTCTTTGGCTATCTTTTCTGCTTCCTCAAATACTCTTTGACCAACTTTTTGACTAAATGTAAGGTCGCGCTTACCTGCTCCAGAAGACAGCCTCTCTCCATCGTCTTCCCTGCCGACACTGGAAACATAATCCTTATACTCCGCATAGGAGCCAAAACCCTGCTCTCTAGCAAAATCATTTGCATAGTAGTCTGCCATCTCCTGAAGCTCTTCGTCGGTTGGCTCCGGAAGGCTGCTGTAGTGTTCGTCCATGCCACGACGGGCATCGAGTATGTCTTTCTTTGCCCCCGCGCGAACTTCGGAAACAATTCTTTCGCTAACCCCTAGCTCCTCCGCAAGTTCCGCATCAGTTAGTTCGTCTTCGCCGAATCTAGTTACGTATTTGTCAAATATCTGATGAGAGACATCTTCTCGTGTTACGGCCCTCTCAAATCCTTTTCTTTCCTTAGTCGCTATGTCATCCATAGACATGCCAGTTAGCTTTTTGATTGAATTGCGGCTTAGACCAGCTTTACGACCCTCGAATATCGCGTCGCTTCCGTCGCGACCGCCGAGTCTCATCCGTGCTATTTCTCTAGACTCGATTCTTCTAACCTCTTCACGGGACATGCCGAGCATTCTGCCCATATCGTCGAGTGTGAGGCCTGTCATTCTGTAGGCAAGTATTTCGCTTGGTGTTGCTCCATCCCTGAGACGCTTCATCTCGCGCATCTCCATTTGGCGGACTGTTCCCCTGTCTATTCCGTATGCTCTACCTACTTCGTCCAGGGTTTCACCCTTCATGCGGCGAGAAAGTATTCCTAGATTGACCTCTCTATCGGCCATATCTTCTGCCATGACTCTCTTGACAGATTGGCGTCTTTCTGCTTTGTTTCTTCCGGAAGAGAATCTTGATTCTCCATCACCAAAAAGGTTTAATGACCTGTCGGAAAGAACTGATGACAGGAGACTGCCATAGTCGTATGGGTCGTTCTCTCTATCTTTTCTTGACTGAACAGCCTTAGATATAGCGGAGTCAAGGTCATCATCCAGGGATATTTTGTTGTCTTTGTTGTAGTTATCTATATCGAGGAAGAAATCTGGGTCGCCAGGTCTAATTTCCTCATCTATCAATCTGTCAAATGTCTCTATGAAGCGTCTTGCTTCTTCTACCGAATCAAAAGTATCTAGTTCATAGATGTAGTCGACGGAGCCATAGTCTTCTCCCCTGTACATGCCGACAACAGTCCATGCTCCATCATCTGGACCATCAAGGCCAATATCGGAAGATGGAACTATCTCCATGTCGACATTTTCGGTATTGATTCTGTCTGCTGCTCTATTGCCGCCCAGTTCGGAATCGAATACAAGCTCGTCTTCTATTTCTGGTGGATACTTGCGCCCAGATGAAAAAGCCCCCATTCGAGACTTGCCCCATGAATATGGGTATTCCCTGTCCCTTACGCTTCTTGAGCTAGATGGCAGGCCGTCCGATGGGGTCAGCTCTCCATTTGCTGCTTCTAGTGCCTCTGTAAATTTTTGATAACCCTCATCGTCAAGGCGAATCATCGCCCTCTGGGAACCCCTATTGAAACTCCTGTCCTCTAATGAGGATTCTAGGACGTTCTTCCAGCCAAGAGATACCTCGCCGGTTCTGTCGTTATATTCTGGATGCATCAATATGCCGGCGTTAGGCATAAGTATTGCCTTCACGTCATCGTCGCTGACCTCTTTACCATCGTTCATAAGTTGGTCTAGCACTCGAGTGTCTACTCTGTTTCCGCGACCAGAAGAGAATCCAACAACGCTGGATTTCTTGCGCCCACCGAATGCTTTTTCGTGTTTTCCATTTGGACCGAATCCGGCGTCTGCGAGCATTGCCGCAAGCGTATTTTGGCTTTCTGGACCAGTTGGCGTTGCCATTCTGAATGCCAATGCATCTAGTACTGCCGCCCTTGCACCAGCAAGTTCGTCATCGGTTACATTTTCACTGGACTCTTCCCTATCGAGATAGTCACCAAGGCGCTTTGTATATCCACCGAACCATGTTAGGTAGTCCATGGACGAACGCGCTTTTTCGCTAAAACCCTTCGGCCTTCTATTTCTTTCATTTTCCTGCCACTCAAGAATCCCGACGTTTGTTGCTATTTCTCTAGCCCTCTGCCACTCCTCCGACGTATTCATTGAAGCGACGGTTCCCTCTCTTGGGATATCCAGCCAAAATCCGTTGTTTTTTCTAAATTCTGCTACAAACTCTTCGTGCTTATTTCTTGTGGCAACTTCGTCTGGAAGGTCAAATTCTCCAGTTGTACCCAGCGGAGCATGTCTTCTTTTGCGTCTGTCTTCTGGGGTAATGGCTTTTCCTGAAGAGAATCTGTCGGAACCTTTTATTTTGTCGCGCTTTGATATTTCGGATGAGTAAACAGACGCTCTCTGACGGAGGGAGTCGACACTTTGTCTAGCTTTTCCGATTTCTGAAGAAGATACTTTTTTGCCAGAGTCTCTATCTGCCTGAATCTTTTCTAGATTCTCTCTAGCCTTGGCTATTTCTCCTCTAAATTTGCCGACCGTTCTCACTAGGTCATCCGTTGACATCTCTTCCGGGTAGCCGAACTTAGCTACATCATTTGCCATTTCCTGGCCAAGGACAGGGTTTGGTGCGCTCTTTGAGCGACGTATTGCATTCGCAATTGATTCGCCCGATGCCCTACTTCTGCCCTCTCCAGGGCGTGGGGCAGCGGATACTTGGTTTGTAAGTTTCTTGCGCGGTCTTGGAAGGACGGGGTCAATGTTTCTGTCAAAGCCAAGCTCTCTGGCTCTTTCTTTGCCGAGTTCTCTTAGTCTTGCTCCAGCATCATCTGTAAGCGTCACTCTGCTAGGACGAGGCGGAGCAGGAGTTAATGGAGCATCCCACGGCGCTCCGGACCTTACTCTCGGCGGACCGGGTTTATCTGCATTAACAGCAGAGCGGGCCCTTTGCTTGTCTTTTGATGGCTTCTTCTTCCGGCCAACGCTGCCCGCAATTTTTTCTACTGCTTTTTTAAACCCAACCCAAACAGGATTTCTTGAACCCTCTCTGGCCCACCCGTCTCCGTCCGGGTCGTTGAGAGATATTTTTGAAGGGTCTAGATTTCCAGCTACACCGCCAGTTGCTGCGCCAATTGCTCGCGCTGCTCTGCTACGACCTTTACCGCCACCAATGTTTGGAGCATCAAGACGCCTTCCAGCGCCAATGCCCCTTCGGATTTTTCCCAGCACGGACTTAGTCGCGACATCAAGAGCTTCAATTAGCTCTGGATTGTGTGCTGACTTAACTACAATCCCCTCCTCGGTTACTCTGGCGTCAGCGTTGTAATACTCGAGAACTGGGTCAATCATTTGCCTTAACTCAAAAGCCTCTGCCGGCTCTACTGGTATTACGTATTCCGATTTTTCATTGATTAGATGTTGAAGACTCTCTATCACCTCCATGAGGGCATTGCTTGTGTCTGGCTGCGAGGTCAGCTCGCTATAAAAACCGGCACTCCAAAAATCACCAGATTGCAATGACTTTGGTGTTTCTGAGTAATCGTCTCCCCAGTATGCATCTCCTGGTGCCCCAGGAGTCTCGGGAGTGTAAACGGTCTGCGCGTTGACCTTCTCTGGCTTACCAAACATGAATTCACCATCTGCATAGTGATACGCAAGTCTGTACGTGCAAGACGAACCGTCGCTCATAATTCGGTCAAATACAACAACATTGTCTCCAGCAGAGCGGACAATTATGTTCGACCCAGTTCTTGCGACCAGCTCACGGCGAAGAGCAACTACCATGGGGTTTTCAGGGATAGATGGTCTTGTTGGCTTGACTACTGACCTCGGCGCCGTGGACGGAGCAGGGCTTGGCATTGATGGAATAGGTTGTCTATTTGCTGAAGGCATTACTGAGGGCATTCCATACTCATGCTTCTCGTTATCGGAAATCATGGAAGCAATATTTCTGAGTGCGTATAGAACCTCTTTTAGTTCCGGAGAATTTTCACTATCGGCATTCGCGATGGAACTAACAGCCCTTTCCATCACTGCGGTGGCATTATTTTCATCCGACTTAACAGATATTGTTCCAGTCAATTGATTTGCACCGTGAAGAACAGGGCTCACCTCGTAAAGCTCTACCTCAAATAGAACATTCGCCTGCATCTGCTGGTCAAATTTTGCGTTGATTGTCTTATACCCAATTGACCATTCCTGCTCTTCGCCAAAGAATGCAACACTCGCAAATGCTTCCTTGCCTTTTTCTGACATTAGGTTGAATTGAACTTTTGCGTAGAGCCCACCAATACCCGCTGCTCTCATCTTGCTCGGAAGTCTTGGGTCGTTTGCTGGAACTTCGTAAATTTCTAGAACCTTGCCGATTGGGTCGTTCCAGTTATGGCCCCACACAACTCTTGGTTTCCGGCGCAATAGGCTTTTGGCGAATGCCCCAGGGGCGCAAACATCGCCAACGGAGTCCTTGTTGCCAATTCCTGCCACGAAACACTCGACTATGCCCCTGGCTTCGTCTAGGTTTATTGCACCCTGAGTGGCAGCTTTGTACTGAATTTCAGGATTCACGAAGGATTTTGACATGAGACTCCTTTGTCAAAGAAAGATAATAAACGACGAAAGCTCGTGCTCATTGAAAGTTTCGGTGTTTTTGCAGTGTTTTTAGTAAACTATTTACTAAAAATTATCTAGTTAAGTGTTGGCCGAATAGCCAGGCCCTACGAGTTTCGTCCTCGGCAATCTCTGGGAGTCTTTTCCCAAGCAAATTGGTGTACAGCGAGACGATATTCGACCTAAATGTGCTCACTCTCTGCTCTTCACCGATAACTGAAAGAGAGGCAAGCATGATATTTGTTATTTCTGATGTCATTTCGGAGTTAATCGACTTGATTCTCTCCATCTGAGACTCAACCTGAACAGAAACATCAGATTCAATTAAATGATTTTTGGAGGATTTCCTAGAAATCTTCACACCCGATGCTGCCTGAGATTCCTTGATTATTGCTGTTATGACCGGCTTGATGTCGTCCTCAAATTGTCTATCCCATGTCTCGGAGTGAAGTATTGATGGAATATCGATAGTTCCGGCCACAAGTGCTTTTTTGGCCTTTGCACCGCTCGACTTCTCGAGAACAACGCGCTGCTGTCTTTCAAGAACCCTCTCTATGCTCCGATAGAGAATCTCTTCCCATCTCTGCACCTCAACTTCTTGCTCTGATTTGGTCTGAATATCCGCATTATCGATTGAGGCTGCTCCCGATGGAACTGGTGCCATTCCCGTTGACATTCCTGCTGGCATTGCTTCTGGCTGCGGGGGAGTGGGTAGACCCGGTATCGGCGCTTGTGCCAACTCCCCGCCACCCTGCGCCGTAACTTCCGCCATTGCCCCAGCCATAGTATTTGGGTCAAGTGGTTGGCCATCGGCACCTGGCACCATCTGCTCTGGACCCGGAGGCATCCCCGGCATACCTGGGGGCATCCCCGGCATACCCGGAGGCATCCCCGGCATACCTGGAGCACCAGGGACGGTCGCGGAAGCTTTATCCTCCATTTTCTTCTTAGTATTGGCAATCGGAATCAGGTTTGGATTGAGCAATAGCGAATCAGCAAGGTCTGACTCTGTTTCTTTTCTTCCGGAAAGAATTCTGTACTCGTTGTTGCTGATTAGGCCGTTTTGGAATTCATCCATCAAATAGCGATGTCTTTCCTGCTTGTAGAGCATCAGGATTGGAACTTCGCTTGTGTCGAAATCGACGTAGTTCTTATCGTCTAGTTCGTCTAGACCCCGTGAAAGAATCTCCAAATGGGGAAGCATCGTCTCCATCCAAAAGACACGAATCTCTTCCGAAGCATTGCTAAACGTTCTACCGGAAGCGTTTCCAATAACAGACTCTGGAACTCCGAATGATGCAAGAATTTCCTCCTTAGTTAACTGCCTCATCTGTATGTAGGCAGCGTCTCTTGGATTTGCGGATGTGTCTACATAATCAACGCCATCATCAGAAGAGATAACGGATGTATATCCAACACGCGATAGGTTCCCCCTGAATCTGCTGCGCAGCTCTTCTTTGTCGTCATCATCTATTTCCCCACGGAGAACAAGCAGCCCGCCAGGTCTGCCGTCGTTCAGGAGATAGTTTCTGTTGTAGAGCTTCGCTAGATTTTCTATCTCTATAGCAACGCCAGCTGATTCAAGGGGAGTTAAGGACAGGTATGGGTCGAGTGGATGAGGCCTTCTAATCCAGGTTACGTCCTCTTTTTTCAGTATGACTTTTTGTCCATACGGCATTGTCACCTCATAACCAGAAACAAACTTTTTTGCATCTGGTATTGGCGCCGTTGACTGTGCGGGAAGAAGGTTCAGTCCAACTATCCCGCCGTCCCTTCCTCGCACCTTCTCCACAAATGCACCGCGAGTTCCAAGAAGTATCTGTGCCGAAAGTCTGTATCTGAAGATGAAGGCGTTTTCTCCGATGTTCGATTTTGTATTGAGAATCTCCATTAACTCGGAGTTTTGAGAAGCCCTTTTTGAAAGAATCTCGCCATCTGGAGAGTTATCTTTTCTGAGGATTATTGGGAGTCTTGCCTGGTTCCCGGCAATTGCGTCGATACATCTAGCCACCCACGTGACTTTCTGCATCCCTTCTCGGTATGCCCTTTCAATGTCCCAGGAATCCCTATATGCCCTCCCCGCAAGTCCGGGATTGTTGGCTACTGGTGCTCCTGGGCCTATTTCTTTATTACTCTCATTGGAAAGGGATTTATTTACCGGAGAATTCCAAGCCATATTTCCTACTCACGACCTAGGAGGTAGCCAAAAAGACCACACGTTGTCCCTCCCACCAGTAAGCCGGCAGGAGGGTATATTAACGCAGCGCCAATACTGGTTAATAGTATAAATGAAAGCATGAAAATATAAGCGAACAATGCCCGAGTCGTCTTTGCCCGGACTTTTTCTATAAGTTTTGGCATGTGCTATACACTAGCCTATTGTGATGGCCTGCAGTATTAAGGCGTGGTAGATATGAGCAGTGCAGAGGAAGAAAAGTGGAGCAAGATACTCGAATATCTTCAGCCGCGTGTCCCCCCCTTCTGCCCCGAGGACCCCTCAACAACGCAGAAGGTTTTTCTCCGCACCAATGCTATCGAAGCACTATTCGGTGGGGCGGCCGGGGGCGGTAAGTCGTCGGCGCTATTGATGTCGGCACTTCAATATGTAGACATACCGAATTATTCTGCAATATTATTTAGGCGTACATTTGCCGACCTATCTCTCCCCGGCGCCCTAATGGACAGATTTAAAAGCTGGATAAATCTTTACGACGGTGTCCACTGGAATAACAACAGCTTTGTTGGCACGTTTCCATCGGGGGCAAGAATTTCCTTTGGTTACCTAAACAATCAAAACGACTACCTGAGATACAAGGGTTCAGAATTCCAATTCATAGGCATGGACGAAGTAACGGAAATCCGTGAAGCAGACTATAGATACATGTTTTCCCGCCTTCGTCGCCCTGCTAGTGGACCACTTTCTCAGGTGCCCCTTAGGATGAGGTGCGCCTCAAACCCTGCCCCCAACTGGGTTAGGCAGCGTTTTATTGTCGAGGGAATGGAGGATGGCAGAATATTTGTACCCAGCAAGCTTGCTGATAACCCAGGAATTGACGCCGTTTCCTACCGTCAGGCACTTTCCGCCCTTGACCCCATCGAAAGGCGCAGACTTGAGGAGGGAGACTGGTGGAGCACCACCCTTGGAACCCTTTTTGAGCGGGAATCTGTGGAAATTATAGACATGGCGGATGTGCCCAAAAATGACCCAAATGCAAGAATTGTGCGATTTTGGGACCTTGCAGCCACCGAGCCGAGTCACTCAAACCCTGACCCCGACTGGACGGTTGGGACTTTGATGATGTTTTCCGACGGAATTGTCTATATTTTGGACATCAAGCGGGGGCGCCTGAGGGGCGAAAAAGTCGAGCAATTGATAGCCCAGACCGCCTATGAGGACGGCCCAAGTGTCCCAATTAGAATGGAACAGGAGCCGGGCTCCTCCGGGAAGGCCCTCCTGGACCAATATGCCAGATATGTGCTTCCTGGCTATGACTTTATGGGGGCTAGGGCCACTGGGGACAAGGTAACCAGGGCTAGGCCATTTGCCGCAGCCGTCGCCAATGGGAACGTGAGAATTATCAGGGGGCCGTGGCTTACCGCCTGGATGGACGAGCTTTCCTCTTTCCCGGAGGCCTGTGACCATGATGACCAGGTTGACTCCGCCGTGGGGGCTTTTACACATCTTGCCGAATTGGGGTTGCCATCTAAAAGAAGGATTGCTATAGTCCTCTAGGTCGGAATTATCGCCGGCAATACCTACCCACCTACCTACAAGAAAGCGCTACTAAACGTTGTCTATGGAAAAGATTGACGAAATCAAGGAACTTATTTTATCCCTAGATTCCGACCTCACCAAACTGCTGGAGTCGTCCGGAGATGTTGTCGAAGTGGGGAATACCCTGCTTGCTCTTAACCTCATTAAGAGAGACCTCTCCATTATCTACGACTCATTTTCGGCAAAGTTTGGAGAGATGATGGCCGGGGAGTCTGTAGTCACACTTGATGGTAACGCCCTCATTGAGAAGAAGAGTTCGTACGAGCGTAAGGCATGGCAACACAAAGACCTTGCTCGTGCCGTTGTTGACAGGCTTTCCCAAATGTCGGTTGACATGGATACGGGGGAAATTCTAAATTCCCCCGAAGACATTGCAATGCAAATTTTTACATACTGTGCACCCTCCTACTGGCGGGTCAAAGAACTCAACAATATTGGAATCAATCCCGATATGTACTGCGAGACGGGGCAGCTTAAAACAAGCATCATCGTCAGAAAAGGAGATAACCAATGACAAGCGCAAACATCATGCAAATGCTCTCTGAGCCATTCCCCCCAGAAATGGAGCGCATATTGAAAAAGGGGGGTGCTTCACTTACATATATTCCTGTTAGTGAAGTGATTGCGAGACTTAATAAAGTTCTCGGCGTTGACCAATGGTCTTTCGAAATTGTTTCTTGTCAACGTGATTCCATTGACCCCGACTACATCGTTGCCCATGTCAGATTGACCTGGCATGCGAATACGTCAGGTTCGGTAAGTGCAGTTCACCGCGACGGCTACGGCGGTCAGAAGATAAAGCGAACCAGGCAGGGCGACATCGTTGACCTTGGCGACGAGATGAAGGGCGCTGTTTCTGATGCCCTCAAGAAGGCCGCTCAGACCATGGGTGTTGGCCTCTATCTAGCCCGTTCCGAAGATGCGATGGAGGTCGAGGAGGTAATCGCTGCCTCAACTTCTCCTGTATCGCAAGAAGAAGGCGAGAGAATCCAGAAGTGGGAAAACTTCATGGGACTTGCAAAGAGCCTAGATTCCGAACAGAAAAACAAGCTGAATGCCCACTGGGAAAGCTTCAGTGGTGGCAAACCAAAGCCGACAAAGACCAGCGCCACGCATGAGGAACTCGATGAGTTGATTGCTGAAATCATCAAAATCAAATTCGATTCCCCGAGCGCATCAGATGAGTGATTCTGCACTAACACCACCACCACACCTTTCTGCTTCCTCTATAGGCACATTTCGGCAATGCCCACTTAAATTTAAGTTCAGCAAGATTGACCAAATTCCCGAAGAGCCCGGCGAGGCCGCGATGTTGGGAAACTTTGTTCACGACGCTCTGGAAAATCTTTACGGCCTTCCTCCGGAGGATAGAACTCTAGGGGTGGCAAAAACCATTGCGAAAAACATGTGGGATTTGTCGTGGAAACAGCAAGTCTCTCCCTATATTCACAATGCCGAACAACTAAAAATGTTCAGATGGCAGGCATGGTGGTGCATAGAGAATCTATGGAAGATAGAGAACCCACAAAAAATTGAACCAGACGGTCTTGAGTTTGAAGTTTATGGTTTGATTGGTGGTGTAGTGATAAAGGGCTTTATAGATAGATATTCTACGTCCGAGAAAACTGGTCAGATAATCGTTAGCGACTATAAGACCGGCAAAACACCAAAACCTCAGTACTTGGACGAAAAGTTTTTCCAACTGTATATTTATGCAAGCCTTCTTGAGGGAATGGGCGCAGGCGGTGTCGAAGAACTTGAACTTCTCTACCTAAAAGATGGAGTCAAAATAGCAAGAAAAGTGGAAGAGGACGATAAAATTAATACGATTGAGATTGTGCAAGAAGCGAAATCAGATATTGATAGCAGATGTTCTTCGGGAAACTTTGAGCCAGTTACATCCATTTTGTGCAACTGGTGTAGTTACAAAAGCATTTGTCCAGCGTGGAATTGAGAGAAAAGATGATTGACGATTACAGATTTGCAAAAATGGTCGCTGACGACGTGAAAAACCAAATTTCACGAGAGCAGCGAGAGTTTCTCCTGGAAAAGGAGAATTGGTTGAGGTGGAAGGAAGCACTTCTGTCTCTCCTAGAAAACCTCGGAGAGCAAATTGAAGACATCGACTTGGATGAAGAGGCCGACAAACAAAGATTTGAAGACCTCGGCAGGGAAGGCAAGGTCCTTATGGCTGAAGCATCCAGGGTTTATGCCGAAAGAAAAAAGAAGATTTCGCGCTTTAAGTTCTATGTGGATAAAAAGCTTGACCAAGTTGTAAAAATGATTGATACGGGAACGCGAATGGAATCGCCTTCCGCACCAAGCGAAGCAGACACACTACGTCGAGCAATCATTAAGCATAGGGCGATGCTTCGTGAGTACGACCTCGAGGACACAGCAATCGACAGGGCGTTATGGGCCACCCTTGAAAATAAGTGGCTTTTCGACTCGATAGACGCTTCCACCATTTAATGAAAAGAAAGCCTCTAAGGCGTTCGACAAAACCGATGAAGCGGTCTCCCTTGAAAAGACGCTCATCTAAAATGGCGAGCAAGTACAAGAACGAGAGAATACCTCTTGTAAAAAAACTTCTGTCCGAAAGACCGTATTGTGAAGCGTGCCCGATATTCGCGAAGCATGATGGTCTGGTCGCCTACGCAAGAAGGCAATCGGTAGACGTTCACGAACTTGTGCGTCGCTCTCAGGGCGGTTCGATAACGGAGGAGTCAAACCTCATTTGTGTCTGTCGCCCCTGCCACAGGAGAATCGGAGAGAACCCGGGTTTGGCCTTTGAACTAGGCCTATCTTTGCACAATTGGGAAAATTAATTTAATAGGTTTTGAAAATTCGCCCAATTATTAATAGGCGAGCCAATCCTAGTCGCGGTATTATCTACTAACAGGTACCTGAATTCCGCATAAATCGGCAAAGAAGGGAGAGTGGTCCAAGTGTCTAGTGGAGTTACCACGGCAAAGGAGGCGGCGGCCACCTGAGACCCCGAGCTCGTTCGCTGCCTACGACCGTTCAGTCTCTGCAGGACTGGCGGTCGTTTGCTTTTATCAAGTGATTATTTTTATGCTTTAATATTATTTGCGTGCTTTTTATACCTTAGGGCCGCTATAGGTGAACGGGCCCGCACCAGTCATTAATCGGTGCGGGCTCGTTCATGTAGTAGGGTTCATTCGTGAATTTTGTCGGAGTAGACCTTTCTTTGACCTCCACCGGGATATGCAGCCTTGGCTCCCCGTCAATAATTAGCACTAAATCGAGGGGAACTGAAAGACTTTTTCATATTTCTACTCAAATTTTAAATTACTGCATAAACATAAAAAGCTGTTTTGTATTAATTGAAGGATATTCTTTTGCCTCCAGAAATAGCCAGGCTCATAGCATTGGCGAATTGGGCGGATGCGTAAGAATGAAGCTTTGGGAGTCTGGCATAGGATTTGTGGAAATTCCCCCCACCTGCAGGGCCAAGTTTGCGACCGGAAGAGGCAATGCGGGGAAGGGGGAAGTTATCTCGTCAATATCCGCAAAAACTGGAATCGTTTGGTCTGGTTCTGGCGCTGATGACATGTGTGATGCGTGGGTTCTCGAAGAGATGGGTCTTGCGAAGGTCGGAAAATCAAAATATGATTGGCCCTCAAACAACATGTCTGCACTTGACAGGGTTGACTGGTCTTCTCTGAATGAATTTATTAGAAAGGAAAACCATTGAGGAACACGAGGACATCTCCTATTTCTCAGGTCGAGATTGAAGGCGAGCTTATGAGGCTCATGGAAATTCTCGAAGAAGAAACAGAATCCTTTGAGGTGCTGGCAACAGAATCCGCAAAGAAGGAAGCCCTATATAAAGCAAACTGGGCCAAAGAATACCTATCGGCCAAAGGCTCCATAAAGGAGCGAGAAGCTTGGGCTGACTACAAAATGGATGACGCTGCTTACGACCACAAGATTGCCGAAGCCCTCGTTAAGTCCAAGAGGGAAAAGCTACTTTCACTACGAACATCAATCGATGCGCTGAGAACTCTCAATGCGAATGTTAGGGTTCAGACATCATGAGGCCCTGGAGAAGAAAACAAATTAGGCATTCGCCGATTCAATACTCAACCTCAACGTCCACTGCGACCACAACAAAATATTCTGTATTTAGTCCTGACACTAATCAGGAGGAACTCCCTCCATGTCCATGGTCAACCTCACCAAGAACAATCGAGCATTTTCTTGTCGTCAGCGACCAAAGAAGGCTATGGATTGCCGAAAACGGCAGACAACCATACTCATCGTGGAGCATAATCCTTACTCATGAGCTGGTTGAGGATTTGTGCAGAGAAGTTATTGGTCGGGAAAATAAATAATGGACGGAATACACCCATCCCTACGTTCCATGGCGGTGGACATAGACACACTTGTACCGTTGCCGAAGAACCCTCGTATCGGGGACATCCCGGCAATAGTCGCTTCGTATGCTGAGTTTGGCCAAGTAAAACCAATCGTTGCAAAAAAGAACGACGACGGAACAGCCACTGTTATCGCTGGTAATCACCAGATAGAAGCAGCAAAGGAGCTCGGATGGGACAAAATTGCCGTCGTTTACTTGGAGGGCGACGACTCCCGAGCAATAGCTTTCGCTCTCGCGGATAATAGAACTGTTGAATTGGGTTATTCAGACAGTGAGGCAGTTTTTGAATTAGTCATAGAAGTTAGTGACTACTACCCAGAGCTGATGGAGAGCCTTGGGTGGGATGAGTTTGAGATGGCTGAGTATGAGCAGGAAATGGAAAGAAACAGTAGCGAGCTGTCGGCAACCGGCCAATACGTGCCCCCCTTTTTAGTTTCTCAACCAGGAATCGAACCCGATGGAGACGACGACGTTCAGGAACCATCTTTTACGGTCTCTAGAGATTCCAATGGAGAAAACAGAATTATTGCACCACCTTCTGCCAATCAATCAGATGTTGCTGTTAGGGGTTCGACTGTTTCCGCTCAAGGGGAAAGGCCTCAGGCGGTTGTTCAGTACACGATAGTTTTTGATAGTCCTGACCAGCAGGCGAAGTGGTACGAGTTCATTAGATGGCTAAGAAACGATTCAGTCGTGGTTGGGACTACTACCGCAGAGCGACTATTGGATTTCATCTCTCAGCATACGGAAATCTAAATGAGCGAACAGAATAAATGTTTGTGTGGTTTAGCCTTTTGCGAACCGGAAAAAATTATCGTATGTAGCAATTATCACGATGCGGTCGTACGGGAAAGAGACAGGCTTGTTATTGAAATAGATTCGCTTAGGGCGGAGGTTCAAAGACTCTCACAGATTGCGCAATACTGATGACTAGGCAGAGAATGTTTTTAGACATGTCATGCGTCGAGGCTGCAAGACAAAGAATTAGACACGTTTACGACACCTTCGACACCGTCTGTATTCAATTTTCCGGAGGCAAGGACAGCACTGCGGTTCTCTACCTTGCCAAAGAAGTTCATGAAGAGCGTTGTCTTGGGCCAGTAAAAGTTATTTTCAGAGATGAAGAGATGGTAAGTCCAACCGTTATTGAATACACAGAGCGTGTACGTCAATATGACTGGGTGGATATGGAATGGTATTGCCTTCCGTATCCGGCAGAAATATGGGTTCTTGGTTCTAGGGTGACAACACTTTTATGGAGTAACGCCAGAAAAAAGATTGGTCGCTTGGTGAGGGATATCCCACCGTGGGCAATCACTGGGGAGCACTTCGGTCTGACTCATGATGTCTCATTGCCCGAACAAACCGATTACTACACCATGCAAGGGAAGAGGGGCAATGTCGCTTTTATTACTGGAGTTCGTGCTAGTGAATCAATGGTTCGCTATAGGTCTATTGTTCAGAAACTTCACGAGAACTACATAGTTACTCCATACAAACTCAAGGCGGGAATCCCTTTGAAGTTTGCAAAGATAATTTATGACTGGAACACGAATGATGTATTCAAATTTATAACAGAGGAACACGGAGCAGAGTTTTGTGAGTATTACGACCTTGCAGCACTTACCGGCAGCAACACCAGGGTTGGCATTCCCCTTCACTCCGTAGCAATTAGACGAATAGGGGATGTTGTTGCGACAGAGCCGGAATTCTATGACCGGTTGTTTGAGTGCTTCCCTCAGATAGACGCTCAACGCCGGTGGTGGCCGGAATTTGATATTGAGAAATTGATAGCAAGATATTCTTCATATGGATGGGATGGGGCTCTCATGTTCATCAACGACTATCTAATGGGTGAAAGGCGCCAGAGAGACGCAAAAGCATATGTTTCAAGATTCAGAAAAAAACACTTGCAGGACCCATATGGGTACCCCGTTAGTTGGCTTATTAGAAATTTAGCACTCAATGATATTGACGTAAACTCACCAACTCCAGTGGGGCCCAAAACAAAAGCCGATTCAATAAGAATCACAGAAGCAGGAATAGATACGACTCATGAAGCTTGAAATAATCTATAAAAATTCTTCCCATTTAGTGGTCCCAGAATGGAGGGCGACCTATATTCTTCGGCCCGACCTTCTGGCCCTGTCTGCGTCTCTAATGGATTATGGATTTACTCAACCAATACAGGTTCGTAAATCCACCGGAGAAATAATTGACGGTTCAGAAAGATTCCTACTGGCCACACAAGTAAGCAGAATTTCAAATGTGGTTGGGGACGAAATTCCAGTGGTAGAGCACGACGTATCTTCGCTGGATGCCATGCTGATGCATCTACGCTTCAATCGCTCACGGGGAGCATTGGTTGCCAAGCCAATGTCAAAGATTATTAGAAAATTGGTGATGTCAAAATCAGAAGATGCAGCAAGTCTGGAGAGAGTTTTGTGCATGAAAAGGGAGGAATATGCGCTCATGATTAACAACTCTCTTCTGAAGTCTAGAAATATTAAAGAGCACGCTTACGCTCGTGCCTGGGTTCCAGTTGAAGCACCCCCTGGAACAACTGATGATTCCGGAATAGCAATTGAGTCTCCACCAAATAGCGACAGATAATCAGCGGGTTTTTATTAGTACCCTAAATATCAAAAATGGTATACTCTGTTCATAAAGTCCTTTTTAACTGAAGCGGGGATTTATGCCAGGACTGCGTTATGGCCCAGATATAACAGACGACGCCGCTGCTGCAATGGATTTTGAGAAAGAAATCCGTAGACAGCTAAGGGGCTTAAAGACCGGCCCAAGAAGGACCATGCTGAATAATAAGCTAAAGGCGATAGAGGAATATACAAGCCGGGTATTTGGCGACAAGCAAACCAGAAATCGCCTTGCCAAGTCTTCGCTCAGCCGTCAAGGCTATGCCTCAGAGGAAGAAGTTCGCGCAGTAGGCGGCAGCCTATACAGGAAGAGGAGAGGGCCCGGAATTCTTGGTCTCGCAGAAAGTCCAGAAGGCAGGCAAGACATCGGTCGTAGGCGGGGGTACAAAGCGCGTCCGGCAATGGATGAAGCCGACAGGGCCGACTACGCCAGAGCAACAGCACGCGGGAGGCGGGCTGGTCGAGGTTCGCAGGGCTCCATACTTGCTGAAATTAGAAAACAGCGCAAGAAGCAGACAGACGCTGCATCCAAGGCACGTGCAAAGTTAAAGAAAAAAGCTGCTGCTAGGAAAACAGCAAAGAAAGCCGCTAAGCCCAAGAAGGCAGCCCCTAAGAGAAAAAAGTAGTCGCAAAATGACGACTACCGCTGGAGTCTAGGCATGTTGGTTAATAAATCTGACCTAATCACATACATGGACATAAAATTATCTTTACGTCAGCAGGATGCTGCAGACATAGTCCTTGCAGGCCTTCAGTCAGAAATGGAGGGCTACCTTCGTAGGCCTGTAGAAGTTGAAGAATTTGAAGAAGAGTACGTAATTGAATCAGGTTTTCGCGGCGTGCCGATGGGTTCGTTCCTATCTACTCCAACGTCTCAGTACACAGATTCATTTGTTAATACAAACCCTGTTGAAATGTCGGAATATGCCGAACCACCACACACTATCTACCTTAGAAACTCTCCAGTTGTTTCTGTCGATGAGGTAAAAGTAAAGCCAGTAGGCAGCACAGAAAGAACACTTATAGAGGAAGTTGATTATGTTAAAAGAAGATTTGGCATCGACTATTACTACGCCCTAGATGGTGACAAGATAACAATTTCGTACACTGCAGGGCTAGACGGGGGCAATATACCCATATTTAAGCTTTTAATTCTTCGGGCTGCATCTCGTGAAATGCAAAACATGCATGACGATGTGGTTGGGTTGAAAGATTTAGAAACTAGAAACGTCGGACCACTGGTGACCGGATTCTTGGACTCAGAGTTACTTTCTATAAGGAAGTACAGACGCAGTAGAGTTTCATAATGGGAAGAGTACGAATACAAGTTGAGGTCAGAGCTGACGAAGTAGATGACCTTATAGATGGAATGAAATCAAGAATAACTGATGTTAGGCCCGCTTTTAGATGGGCGCATCAGCAGCTTAAAAGAACTTTCGCCGATAATTTCACTTCACAGGGGCTAGAGGTTGGTGGATGGGCACCGTTGAGCGCAGAGTACGCATCATGGAAACTAGCTCGCTACCCTGGAGCACCAACTCTTGTTCGGAGCGGAAGACTGTTCAGAAGTGTTGCAGAACTATCCGACCCCCTCGTAAACAAAATAGACAAGCTTTCCGCCACCTTTGGCACCGGCGTTCCATATGCTCAGTTTCATCAAACAGGAACAAGCAAAATGCCAAAACGCGAAATAGTATTTATTAATGAAACTTTTCTTAATGACCTCGCTGAAAAAATGGCGAATTATATTACTGAAGGAAATGAAGGGCTGCCCGCATAATGGCTGAGGCACCTGGCTACCCACTAATGCATGGCCCGCAGTTTGCGAAAGCGTATGTCAATAATTATCTTAAAGAAGACATCCCGGTAAGAATTATTGATTATAGAAACGGGTGGGGCGTCGACGACCAAACACTTCCTTCGCCAGAAGAATACACAGTTCACGAACCATTGGCCATAGATGCATGGCCGCTAGTCGTGAATTTGGCTATATCTACATCTGGCTTTGAGCGTATTGGGTTTGATGGTCCTGACCCCCTTTATCGCGTCGGGTACGCCATGCGGACATATGTTTGGGTCAAAACAGAGGGTCCCGAAGAGGCCACAATTATGAGGGACAGGCTTACTACCGTAGTGAGGGCGGCAATCCTCGACTATCCGTGCATGAAGGCATATGACTCTAGAAATTCCTTCCGAGCCATGATTGATGAGGGAACGCTTAGGGAGGAATTTTCTGATTTGACATTGCTTAAGGGCGACAGAGTAATGGCTGGCGCCTATATCGGGTACAACATGGACATAGACGAAGTTGTTTCTCGCAGGCCAATAGGAATTGCAAACGAAATTCAGTTCACGGTCGTCGGCGGTAAATTGACCGACCAGATACCAGAGCTGACGGCGGACTAAAAGTGTTATTATTTAAATCGAACTATTCTTTGAGAACAGTTGCAATAGTTGGAGGATTACCGTCTGTACAATATAATTTGTTAGACGGCATTGCCCATCGATATAAACAGAGGAAGGTCTTATGCCAGGCGTAGTTATCTCAACAGCAGTTAGAACGGGCCCATCATCAGCAACAGTTCGCGAGTCTTCGCAGGCCTTCTTTGTTGGTCTCGCGCCACGCGGCCCAGTTGATTCTGCAACTCTTGTGCAGAGTATTGCTGACTTTGAAAGCATCTACGGTGAATATGTCGCCTATTCATACCTACATCCAACTGTCGAAACGTTTTTCGAGGAAGGCGGCACACAATGCTACGTAGCCCGCGTAGTGGGCAGCGGTGCATCAACGGGTACTAAGGTCTTGCAGGACGCAGATGACGACCCAGTTCTAACAATTTCAGCAAACGGCCCTGGTGCATGGAGCTCGAATATTAAAGTGACAGTAACAAACCCAACATCTTCAACATTCGTAATCAGTGTTTCGTACGACGATGTTATTGTCTACTCAACAGGAACTGTTGCAACGGTTGCTCAGGCTGCTGGCAGAATTAACCTCAGCTCAGTTGCCTCTCGTTACGTTTCGGCGGAAGTAGTATCTGGAGCTACAACGATTCCAGAACCACTGGCTTCTACGGCGCTAACTGCTGGACTCGACGACCTAGCGAGCGTTGACGACGCAGCCCTGATTGGCGGTCTTGATTTGTTCAACGACGCATTCGGTACTGGTGCCGTTTCAATCCCCGACGGCGAAACTGCCGGAAGAGTTACTGGAGCAAGCCCATATACAGACTACGACGGCGATACAAAAGCTTTACCTGAAATTTCAAACGCACTGATTGCTCACGCAAATGAATACAACAGAATTGCAATAATTCATGCTGGCATAGATGACAGCGTATCCGAGGCGGCTGCTAAGTCCCTAACACTATCGACCGAAGATGGCTCAGAGCATGCAGCGATGTACTACCCATGGGTCGATGCGCCAACTGCGACAGCTGGTGTTATCCGGAGAATCCCGCCCGATGGCTATGTAGCTGCTAAGCGCTCTCTCGCACACAATCAATCTGGTGCTCACGTTCCGGCGGCTGGCCTAGTTTCTGCGGGAAGATTTATCACTGGGGTTGCTGCAGATATCAACAAGGTGACAGGCGACAATCTGGATTTAAACAACATCAATGCAATCAGAATTATTCAGAACTCGGTAAGAATCTATGGAGCCCGTGCGCTTTCGTTCGATGACGAGAACTTCAGATTCATTACCACTCAGGAAATTGTTAACCACGTGGTTGTGGAGTCACAGCGCTCGCTGGAAGACCTAGTGTTCGGCGTAATCGATGGTCGTGACACCATCTTCTCGGCGATTACTTCTAGACTCATAGCGATTCTTGCTCCGATGCGCGAGCAGGGTGCGCTATTCCAGGCGTTTGATGCAAATGGTAAGAAAATCGACAATGGCTACACCGTTCGGTGTGACGCAGCCCTCAACCCCGTTAGCCAGCTCGCTGGCGGCACGGTGAAGGCAAAAGTTGGTGTCCGCACCAGCAGCGTTGGCGACAAAATCGAAGTCGACATCATTAAGTCGAACCTAACAGCTAGCGTCGTCTAGAGAGGGATAGAAATATGGCAAAAGTATCTCAGCGTCAAGTACTAGCGAGCATTGTTCCGGTCGCTCCGGAAAAGCACCCCAAATGGACGGGCTTTTACTTTGCTCAAGTGTCCGGTGGCGAAATTACCGCATCGGTGGAGAAGATTTATGAGGGCGGCAAGCTGCGCCCAACGGTTCTCTGTGCTCCATCTGAAGTTGGCGACATTACGCTTACTGCTCACTACGACGATGACCGTATCGCCTCCGACTCGAACACCGGTATTGGTGAGAAAATCGCCTCCCTTCGTCCGCTGGTCGGCCGTGCGGAATATGACATCACGGTTGAGACCTTCGACTGCGACCTCAAGGTTCCCGGCACAGACCGCGTGTACGCAAAGGCCCTGCTGGTAGGAATAACGGAGCCAGACGGCGACTCATCCTCGGGTGCCCCAGCCACATTTTCCCTCACATTTGCAATTTCAGACGTGGAGTCTGGCGCGGGTGCTGCTGGCTGATAATTTTATCTAGTTCACGCAGCGCACAGATTCGTGTGCTAGTTTCTCCGCTATGAGCGATAACACTGAACTTTACACAACAGATAGTCCGACTCCCGCAAAGGCAAAGGGCAGGGCTGCCGAATTACCGGCAAACGAAACCCCCCTCCAGAAGCTTTCTGCTGTCATCAGGAAAAAAGTGGAGCGTCCCATTGTCTATATCCCAGTTCCAGAACGTCCTGGCGTCAAGATAAAGATAAGCCCCAACATCACTCAAAATCAGATGAAAAACTGGCGTAAGCAGGCTGGTGAGGACACCAGAAACGGCATGGATGCAACACGTTTTGCATGTTCAGTTATTGGGCATACAACAATCGGTCTCCTCTTTGATGATGAAGAGGTATTTGACGACAATGGCAATGAGCTGACGTTCGCCTCCCCCGCAATTCTCGAAATGACTCAGACGACAAGGCCTCTTCCGGATTGTGTTCGTGAGTTCTTCGGTGTTGACCCACACATCGAAGCTGCGGCTCTTTCGATTCTTGACGCCGCCGGGTACTCCGATTCGGTTGATGTCGAGGACCCTACGAAGGGGTCTTCGACGAATTAGTTGAAGACCCACTGGTCATATCTTCGGCCAGACTTGGGGAACTGTTTGGCACGGACCCCGTGCTTATTCTTGCCTCCTCTGAGGAGGAGTGGTTGATACGTCTTGCCTGTGCTAAAGTTATAAGTAACGACCGCGAAGAGCAGGAGCGTAGGGCGAAAGCCGCCGGCTAAAGCCTGGCCATCCTACACTCACGCGATTTTTTTAAAACAGAAATCGTCTGAGAGTGTTGGAGCGCCTATGGCTAGGGCCGAAGCGACAATTAATATTGAGGTAAAGGGAGCGTTACAGGGCGCTGCCGAAGTAAAAGCCCTCGATAAAGCCATAACCGGCCTAGAGCGGAGGATGTCGCGCCTTTCCTCTGGCGCTCAGGTGGCTGGCACACAGATGTCAACCTTCCTGATTGCTGCTACGAGGACAAGAAAAGTCTTCGACTCAATGGACAAAGGAATCAAGATGATGGGCATGGGCCTGTCTAAGGTTCTCGGTCTGGCAATTAAGGGAACCCTGATTCAGATGGCGCTACTATCTGCTGCGCTAGTCGGAATCCACGCTCTATTTGTTGCTGGAAAGTATCTTCATAAAGCGTACGCATTTGGCATGACTGCCATTGCTGGCGCTGCGGCATCGGCTGCAGTTGCTTTGGGCACTTTTGCTGCTGCTCAACGTGAATCGCAAGCAGCGATGTATGCCTTCAAGGGCAAGGGCGCACCTGCGTTTGGTGCAGGACTCAACCAAACGAGAGCATCGATGCGAGCTTTGCAAAGGGACGCAAACCTGGCAGGCCTTGGTGTCGAAGCAATAAATAAAGCGTATACATCGATGTCTAAGTCAATGAACTCTGCTCAGATAGCAAAGACAAGTGGGCTCCTAAAGAATCTTATGGATTTCGGTGCAGCAGGTAAGGACCCAGCACAGGCTGCTGAGCAGGTCGGTGCCGTTATTGCCGCCCTAAATGACTCAAAGAAGAGTATGACTGATGTTAAGGCTGCCGCTAAAGAACTCGGCCCAGAAATGGAAGCTGCGCTCAAGAAGGCAAAAGTTACATCTAAGAAAGAACTTAAAGCCCTAATCATGTCTGGCGAACTAGCCAAAATGGGCGGTGTGGCCGGTCAGTTTGAAGCAGTGAATCAAACTCTTATTGCATCAATAAAAAAGTATTTCACTCTCCTTAGAGGAGATTTCGGAGATTTCGGTCAGGAATTCCTCGGCCCAGCAAAGGTAGCGATAGAGAAAATATATCGCATCATAAGGAAAGACCTTCTTCGGGTATCCGGCTCACTTGCTGAATTCGGTCGCGGACCAATGATGGACTCGCTTGTCAGCGGTATAGAGAAGACGTCTAATTTCTTTGTAAAACTTGTACGTGAATGGCTTCCCGAAACAAAAGGATTTTTCAAAGACATTGGGAACTGGTGGCAAAGAGTAAGTAGATGGTTCAGAATAACTAAAGAGAACCTAAAGCCATACATCGAGGGCGCCAGGGCCATTGAGGGAATGTTTGGCAACATATGGAAAGAACTTAAGGCAGGCATAAAAGACGCCCTTGGTCAATTCAATGAGCAGGTAATTAAATACAAGGATGACCTCGGGGAGCTTGGTACTAATATCGGAAATTTGCTTAATGCGGTGATGGATATATCCAAAACATTTAGAAAAGCATTCTTTGACGCATTGCCATTTATAAACGACCTAGTTAAGGGACTCACGGATGTTGTAAAGATGCTTAATAGCATATTTGGAATGTTTACGAACATGTTCGGTGGCAAGGGTGGCGCTGGACTGATGGCACTAGCAATAATGTTCCGCCAGATGAAGGGGCATAAAGGCGGATATCTGGGCAAAGACAATGCCATGGCTCCGAACACTGTAAACATCAATACCCCGGTCGTAAATATTGGTGGAAGACCAATACCTACTCAACCAGGAGGAACCCCACCACCTCGCGGTCCACTCCCAATAGGTCCCGGACAGCAGCCAAGGGGAACGATAGGACCCGGGCCCATATATCCGGGGTTGGGCCCAGGTCCAAGACCAATGGGGGCTATAGGTCCGGGTCCAAGAATTATGGGTGCGATTGGCCCTGGTTCAATGACAGGCACTGCAACAAGCTCCGCTCTTGTTGCGACCTCCCAGCCGAAAATCGTGTCTTCTGCTAGCCCAGCAAGAATAGCAGCAATACAAAGGAGATATGACTTGCTCCCGCCTGGACCGGAAAAAGACCAAGCAGCCGCATGGCTTTCATCCAGGGGGGTCACCCCTGGCGCTGGTAGCGGAGAAAGACTCTCTTCAGGTGCACGTGGACCTGGAAATGGATACACAGCTGGAACGACTCCTGGTGCCGGAGGTTCACCGTCCGGTGGAACAGGCGGACCTGGCACCGCGCCCCCGGGAGCTGGAGGACCAGGAACAACTGGGGCAACATCTCGTCTTAATTTTCTAACCCGTATGTATCGTGCTCAATACAACCCGGCGTTTGGTCTAGACGGAAGAGAAAACGACCTATTCCGCTCAAAGACAACCGGGCGTAGGTATGCATTCCAAGAAATGACGACTGTAAAAGATGCCGATGGGAATGACGTAAGGGTTCCAACTGGTCGAATTCTTAGCACTAAAACTGGGCAACAGATAGGAACCATAAACGAAGCTGGTCAGGTATCCACAAAAGGATTTTCCGGCAGAGGAGAAGGCGTAGGGACGCGCATGAGGATGGCCGGGCTGGCAAACAGGTCAAGAAGAGAAAGCGCACTTGGCTCCGCAATCCTTGGCAACGAAAAACTTGGCATTGGCGGAATAAACAACTCAATGAGCGCAAAGATGGGCGTAGGTATGGGGATGTCTCTTGCGTCTCAATTTATGCCTGAAGAGATGCAGGGTGCAATGGCTCTTGGAGGAATAGTCGGTCAATTCAACCCGCTTGCCGGTCTTGCTGTTGGTCTTGGAGGCGCAGCTCTTAATGCGCAAAGCGCTAAGGCTGGAGCATTAACTGGTGCTGGCGCTGGTGCCGCAATAGGAACGATGATTGCTCCCGGTATAGGCACCGCAGTTGGTGCAGCGCTGGGGACCATAACTGGTGCAATTAGGGGATTCACCAACGGAATGGCCGTACGTGCAAAAGAAGCTAAAGCAGCAATGAATGGATTCCTCGACAACATAATGATGAGTGAATTTGTTGCCGCTGGTGAAAGAATTAAAAGAATCGAAGCAACCGTGGCAGCAGGCGGCGACATATCCAATATGGATGCGGGCTTGAGTGGTGTGGCCGGAAACACTGCTGACAAGTTGGGAAGATTTCAGGAGAAACTACAGAAGGGTGGATTCAAGGGTAAGTACGCCGGTTCAACCTTGGAGCAAGCCGGGAGGGGGTTTAAGGGGGGAGCAAAAATTGGTGGAGGCTTGGGAACGGTTGCCGGTGGAGTATTAGGTTCAGTGGGCGGGCCACTTGGCATAGCGATAGGGGCTGGAATAGGCGCAGCAATAGGTGGGACTATCGGCGGTCTTGTTGGCGGAATAGCTGGCGGAGTGAAGGGTCTATTCAATAGAGGTGGGCGTAAAAAGCAACTAGAAAAAGATAAAGCAGTTTTCAAGGACGCCCTAAAAGACCCAGCATTTAAAGACCTGTTCTCAGAGGAAGAACTTAAGAAGCTAGACAAAGATGAGGCTTCTGGTTTTAAAGAGCTGCAAAAAGGTCTACCGGACAGAATCGACGCAATGAAGACCATAGACGAGCAGACGACTGTGAGAATGAAACGTCTACAAGAGGCTAGTGGTAAGTCTGGCGCTGAAATTGAACAACTAGCAAAGAAACTTGGTATAGACCTTTATGACCCTATGGTTGACTTCACCAAGCTTGTTACAGACCTTGGATTTGCCACTAGAAAAACAGCGATAGAACTAAAGAATATGAACATCGACTCATTTGCTGATGGTTTAAGTGCATTTGACGAAGCCATAAAAAATATAGTTGACCCACAAATATACGACGAAGCTGGTTTTGCATTGGCTAGTGCAGTCGATTCCGGGAATGACCCGATAGCTGTTATTGAAGCGCTAAAGAAGTTCCAGGAATCATCACTTTCTATGTTCGACAGCCCCATTGATGCGCTTTATGGTCAGCAGGACCAGCTAGGAACAAAGGATGCCCCAGGAGCCGCATTTAAACCTGGTGGCTTTATGTACGGGATAGACCCAAAGGACTTCTTCACAGATAGAGTCACAAATGCTCTTGATGCCTCAAACAGACAAACAGAGCAGGGATTTATAGGCACTGCTTCTGCCGACATATCGGCGCAGATGGCTGGTCTTGGGTTCCTGTCTAATGATAAAGAGATAGGCGGCCTCATATCTGGAATGAGTGCCGATAACAGACGTAAGTTCCTTACCGACTATGAAGCCGGAAAGATTAACTTTAAAAACCCTCTTGCCGACAAAACGGAAGAAGAGAAAAAGAAGCTAATTAAAGATTCAGGTTTTGCAACTGAATCTGAATTTATGTCGGCTCAAGCTAGCAAAATATTTGCTCAGTACGGACAAAACAATAAGCTTTCCCTTAGCGACATG